GTGGTAGTGGACAGAGAAACCGTCCCGTCTGACATTAAGCTCGCCGCCGAGGTTGACATTGACCACTCCTACTCACATGGAATGTCATCGGTGTCTCAGGCGGTTTTGGCGCTCCTGCTGACATTGAACTTGGTTCACGCCAAGGACATTACCATTGTAGGCCGTGGTCATGCCGTTCAGAATTTGGCAAAGTACCTCACCCTCGGTAACGCAACGGTGACGGTGGCGCACTCCAAAACCAAGAGTCTTTTGCAGGCCACGATGAACCGTGATGTGGTGATCTATGCCACGCCGACTATCACGAAGGACATTTCCTACAACACCCGTGATCTGGTCATCGACCTCGGCAACAGTGTTCCTCACCCTGACCGTTTTAACTGTCCTTATGTGAACAGGATTGGTCAGCTCACCGTGAGCGTGTTGCTCAACCGCTTTGCGAGAAAGGAGCATAGGACATGAGTGACATTCTGACAACTATCGCCGCCGTTGAATGGGTTGTTGTAGGCTGTCTATTCCTCTGGCGACTGCGCCACTGGAACCGCCGCTTTTCGGAACTCTATGACGAGCTGCGAAAGGAGATCGACCATGAATAAGGAAGACGCTCACATCGTTGTGGCGATGGCAAATCATAGCATGAATATTGGTGAAGTCTCTCGTCAACTTTTCATGCACAGGAACACCGTGACCTATCATCTGGACAAGGTGAAGCGGCAGACCGGGTTAGACCCTCGGCGGTTCTATGATTTGGTCGAGCTGGTGAAGATGGCTCAGGAGGTGTTGGAAAATGGGTCTTGATATTACGGTCATGGAACGCAAAGATGTCCGCTGCCCTCATTGCGGCGAGGTCATCACCACGGTAGATGTTGTCAGCACCGACAGCGGTGGTCGGCTTTGGTACGACTTTCTGGAAAAGCTCGGCTACTATGTTCCTTACGAGAAGCGAACCAAGGAGAACGACTGGTACGGCAAGGACATGGTTCTTGACAACGAGCAGGCAAAGCAACTCGCCGACTATGCCGTGAAAAAAGAGGTCTACAACTGGGACGGCGTGGAGTGGATTGTGACGGAAGCACTCGCCCACGGAAATAAAGTGGTCATCAACGCCGACTGGTAGTTAGGTGACAAAGGTGATAAAGGTGATAAAGGTGATAAAGGTGAGTGTTTTTGCAAAGACTTTTTTCAAATTGGCGTGTTTTGAAAAATTGTTTTTCGTATTTTAGGTGAGTTAGGTGAGTAATCAGGCATAAATGCCTATAACTCTCTCTTATACGCGCGTATATAGAAATAGTTATAGGGAAATGCACCCGATTACTCACCTTTATCACCTTGGCGACTTTGAAAGGAGAAACGACTATGGCAGATGAAATTGTAGAAAAGCGTGGTCGGGGCAGACCGAAGGGTACTGGCGGCAATAAGCGGCCTGACAGAACTGACGCTCTGAGCGTTCACATGGAGCCGGGTGAGAACCGAAAATATATTGCCCACTCGTTAAGAATGTGGGATTGGGAGACACCTGACATGAAAGAGCCTGCACAGGTTAAGGAACGCATTGGTCAGTATCTTGAAATCTGTGCTGAGGATGACATGAAGCCGAGCGTTGCAGGAATGGCATTGGCTTTTGGAGTACACAGGAAAACATTGTGGGCATGGGCTAATGGTATTGACAGCGACTATTTACCCCCCGCAAGCCGTGACCTTATAAAAAAAGCGTATCAATTTTTGAACGCACAGATGGAAGATTACGCACAGAACGGAAAGGTTAACCCTGTCACGGCGATCTTCCTGATGAAGAACCATTTCGGCTATGCGGACAAGCAGGAGGTCGTGTTGACACCCAATCAGCAGCTCGGAGATCAGGTTCCCGCTGAGGACTTGGAGAAGAAGTATTTGGAAGATGTGGTTGGTGCGTCCAGCGACTATGACTCGGAAGACTGAGCGACTTTCACAACTTTTGCGACTATGGCTTACGACTATGCCGAGCGACTTTACGACTTTCCCACAACTTTCACGACTTTCGCCCGAACGACTTTGCGACTTTCCGGCGAGGGTCTGCGACTATGACAGAGCTGCCGATCTCACTACGGGGTCGGCGGCTTTTCCTTTCCCCGGCTGATCGGCGGCGGGTTCCACCGGGGCGGCGTGGGCGCTGCCGGGGTTCCGGCCTGATCGGGGCGGCGTTTTTCGCCTTTTATATGTATAGTACATTTTCTTTTAAGTTTTCGGACGGTGGAAAGCATCAAGAAAAAACTTGAATTATTTTTAGAAACTCTATTGACATTCAAGTTAAAACTTGATATACTCCAATCATCAAGTTAAAACTTGAAATTGAAAGGGGTTTTTACAATGACAGTTAAAGAGTTTTCAGAAGTAGCAGCGGGGCGCATTTATTTGAATGATTTCGGAAGTTCTCTTTCCGCCGTTCCCGGTTCCGTTCTCTTTGATGCTATCAAAGATTGTAAGATTTGTGAAATTGAAAGCCGGGGCGGAGATTTCGAAATCACATTAGAAAAACAGCTTGTGCAGGAATGAGAAAGGAGCTTGCATCATGAAAAAGATTTTTGATTTACCCGTTTGCGGTTATGACCGGGCAAAAAGTTTTTACGGAAAGGCGAAAATCATTGAAACGGAAAACGGCGAAAAAGTTTTACAGTCCTATAATACTTTTGTTTGCCGTATCACGGCGGCGGGGCGGTTCGTTCGTATGTGGGGCGGCTATTCCGCTACTACAATGCGCCATGTAAATAGTTTTCTTTCATTCTATGATATGAACGGCGGCGGAAAATCATGGTGGGATATGCAACCGGTAGAAACGGAAAAGCCGAAAGCGGCGGATATGACCCCCGCCGAAAGTTTGAAAGCCATGTATAACTGCCGTTCCGCTAACAGTGTGAATTATTGAAAGGGGTGTAATAAATGAAATTCAAGACAACACAAAAGGCAATCCGGGCAAATTACAATAAAATTATTTGCGTTCCCTATTGCGGATTACAAACCCTTTTGAATTATGAAAGCCCGGTTGCGTACACGATACGCCGTGAGGGGTGGGCGGCTGATATTTACGATATGGGCGGCGGGGTTGCCATTGTAACAGGGTATGCCCCTTTCGGAAATATCCGCCCCAAATATGAACAGGTGAAAGCCGTGGAAGAACGGGCCGAAAAAATTCGCTATGATTATAGCCTTTCCTATGAACAGCAGCGGGAAAGCCTGAAAAGCCTTGCAAGGGATTTTATAAAGGGGGTTTGCAATCATGAATAAGCGGGAATATTGCGAAAGTCGGGAAAGCATTGCATATTATAGCGGCTTGAATGGCCTTGAAATCAAAGGTATTGAATACGGCATTAACGATTATGTTTATTGCGTTTCCGGTGCATGGGGCGGTGGTAAAGCGTTCCACCGGTGCAAGATACAGTATACCCGGAAAGGGGCGGCTTTTTTCCGGGTGTATGGGTATAGAGTTCCGCTTGATGAATGTATCAGAATGGGGGTTTAATTATGAATTACATTTTCAAAACAACGGCAACAATGAAAGAATACAACAACAAAAAGTGGTATATTGACGGCGGTATTGTTTCGGATATGCGTATAAATGCGGATAGCGTGGAAAATGCGCTTGAAATTTACCGGGAACGGGTGGAAGAAAAGCACTTTATCAACATTTCCAAAAATGCCATTAAAAACAAGTCGGAAATGTTCGCTGATCTGTCAGACGGAAGTGTAAAACAAGTTGGTTATGTTATCACGGGCAAAACAGAATTTGACAGGGGCGATTATTCCGGGTATAGCATTCAATATATTGATCTGTGGATAACAATTCTAACCGTCGTGGATACGGTATTTTAACGGGGGTGTAGGGCATGATATACGCAAGGAAAAAGCACGGCGGCGCAAGCTGCTATCTTGTATCCCCTGACACAGTACGGGCGTTTATACGCCATGAAACATGGGCGCAAGGGGTTGCAAATTGCTTTTGTAATATCACGGTAAAGCCCTATAAAGGCCGGAAATACAATTCCGCTTTTGTTTGGGTGTGCGCGGGTTGAAAGGCGGTGAAAGCGTGTATTTAATTCTTTTGCTGCTTTTGCTGCCGGTTCAAATCCTGATTGAAATATTGAAAT